TGCATTGCTACCAGAAATAGACGCCTACTTGCTAAGATATGACCTTCACCGGGTTGAAACATCAATGACAAAATGGGGTTGGGGAGACGCTTTTTATATCCGCAAGCAGCGTGAAATGAATAATGCTGTTCAGGTTCCTGATCATTTCAGGCCTAAACATCCGATAACTTATCCAGGCGACAACGACCCGGATTTTGAAAGGTGGTATTACGAAAAGTTCAGCGAATCAACCGGCAGGATTTATCTACCAGTCTTTTGGACTGCTTTTTACTGTAAGAATGGATACGGCAAACAACCGGGACCTATCGCCGGGCTTCAGAAATTTTTGAACTCACTTGACCGGTCAAAGAAATATTATACTATTGTTCAGTATGATGACGGTATATTAAATGATCTGTCTGGACTGGATATTAAAGTATTCAGCATGTCTGGCAATCCAATGGATTATCCTCTGCCTCTTTTGTGCCAAGATCACAGACCAATTAATCCAATGCCAAAGAAAGATATTGTCTGTTCATTCGTCGGAAGGAATACGCACGCGATAAGGTCAGAAATCCTTAAAATAAAATACCCAGGTTGGTTAATCACTGATAGAGTTCAAAAAATGCCGGAATTTTGCAACACACTTGCCAGATCGATATTTACTTTATGCCCAAGAGGATACGGTCCTTCCAGTTTTAGGATAAAGGAGGCTTTGCAATACGGAAGTATCCCTGTTTATATTAGTGATCAGTTTATTGAACCGCACAATATTCCTTTTGACACTTACGGAGTGTTGGTGAGACCCGATCAATTACGCGAATTACCTAAAATACTTTCTGAAATGAATATATCAGAAAAGCAGGCTGCAGTAAAATTTGCTTTTAATAATTATTACACATACGAAGCAAACAAAAAGATAATTGACCATCATAGTTCCATATAGAAACAGACCCGAACACCTGGAAGCCTTTACAAAAGTGATGGCTCACCATGAAGTATATGTGATTGAGCAGGCAGATGATAAGCCGTTCAATAGGGGTAAATTGATTAATGTTGGTTTTTTGGAAATCAAACCAGATTATTTTGTGGCTCACGATGTTGATATGATACCCGTTAGAGTTGATTATAGCCCATCTACCGGAATTAACCAGCTTGCGGTTTCAACTATTCAATTATGGGATTATCTTGGCGGAGTTACCATGTACAATGCCGAAACGTTTAAGTTACTTGGGGGGTATCACAACGACTATTTTCACAGGGCAGAGGACAACGAAATGATGTTCAACATTAAAAGATTAAATTTTAAGGTCTGGAATAAAACTGGTCATTTTGTAAATCTTCCCCACGAACGAACCGGCCCTGAATTTATCCCGGAGCTATGGGAAAAGGCAAAACACCCTCGCCTTATCCAGGATCAGCTATCGATATGTAAATACGAATTAGTCAGCAGAGAAGAGCATCCGCTATATACTGATATCAAGGTAAAGCTATAGACCCTTCCACCTTTTATATGCATCGGCTGAATACACGGACTCCCTCACATCCAATGGAACAATTCTTTCAGATACTGGCCTGGGATTATGACCACATAAATAGCCTCCTGCATTGATCAGAAAATTCGATTCATTGGTTCCGGGAATGAACCCATAAGGAAGATTTGTTTTATCGTACAGTAGAACAGGTTTTACTTCTTCAGTTTTATTATCGGTATATTTTAACCTGTTTCCTTGCGCATCCAATCCCTTTAGAAGGTTCGGAATCTGCGATACATGGAAATACCTGTTGCTTTCTACCATAGCCTGGCAAAACGGCCGGCTTGTCATTATTTCGGTTCCCTGGTAAGAATACCATTCAAACCCAAGATCGGAGGAAACCGTATTTGTATAGGTGCGGTTGTATTGCTGTATCGAATCGACCGTTATTTGTTTGGCATATTTGGATAAAACTCCTTCGGTCTTAGCATCCAGTATTTTTTCACGTAACTGTTCAGTCAGGTCAGCATAAGATCCGCCCGCCGTAATGTTGGTACGTAGAATAGTAGTTATCTGGTCTGTTATAGCAGCTCCGATGCCAGACGAAGACAGGCTATTTATCGTGTCTGAAATAGCCTGCTTTCTTATTTCCCGAAGCAGCGGCCCGGGTGAAAATTCGGCTTCTACAGACTGCCAGTACTCGTTTTGCAGTTTTGTTATTTCATTGAACTGTGATACAAATTCCTTTACGTCTTTCAAATATTCAGGTGTAACTACCAGACGTGTGAGCTTATTTTTAATCGACTGGATAATCTTTAAGTTTGATACAGTAGTCTTTATCTTTCCATTGGAAGTGTCCAAACGTTTTAATTCTTCGGTTATCCCGTCAAACATTCTCTTTTGAGCAGCTGGTATCTTATCGGTGAATTTGGTAACCGATTTGTCTATAGTTTTTAGTATGTCTGAAAAATCAGGCATTTACCGGCTGGTTTTGCTGTTGCGCCGATGGTGGGATAATAGGTTGACCATTATCATCTAGTCCGGTGTCAACGGGGGGCTTTACTTCTTCTTCGCTCATTACCTCTTCGGCATATTTTATCATTATTTCCTTTTGCTTTGACAATTCTAAGTCGGGAAAATTTTCATCCTGATCAATAGCTCGCTGAACAAATTCCTGGATATTAGAACTGATAACATACGCCTCTTGGGTTATTCCCTTGTTCGATAACCGGCTCATTTTATCGTCCTCTGAAATATTTGGAAGCGGATCAAGACAAAGTATCAATTGTACAATATCACTCACCTTTGGATCATCATTGAACTTTGTGGTAGCGTACTGCCTTTCCATAGCATTAAGTAAGGCTGGGTTGAATTTACTATCCTTGGCTCCTTTCAACTCTTCCTGCAAATGTGTAGCAGAAAGAATATCAAATTTCTCTGGAACTGAAACAGTGGGCAGCATTTCCTGTATATCATCCGAACTATATAAGGTTTTATATCTCCAAAGAGCAATTAGCTGATAAATATTATCCTGGACGGCTACTATATCCTCAGCGATTGAGTGCGCCGTATTATTCATTTCGTCCCCGTCATATGCCTTAGCAATTCCAGACTGAGCCACTGGGGTCTTATCAAGGAACTCAAAGTTGATTGCAGCGAGTGCATTGCGAATGTGCGTTTCAACGCTTTCCTCCATTACCTTCACGATTTCCACATCTTTTTCCACATATCCAGCGGGCGGGGTGGGTATATTCTGCTCTCCCATCCCGGCGGGCTTGATCATTATTTTACTATATGGGCCAGCAACCGTATATGCCTTCCCTCCGCAAGTGCTACACGGTATTTGTGGTTCACAACCGCAGCCAGGACCAGTGAATGCAGGATTTTGTCTTATCCCTGTTCCCTTGCAGGTTACACACTCGCTTTGAGTAATCTCCCATCTTTCCGGATAAATGTGTAATACTTTTGCCGCCTGCAAATCGCTATATTCTCTAATCGCCTCGTCAAGTTCTGGTATAATTCCACTTATGCGGCTTTCATAAAGAAAATTATTGGCATTCTGATCGATCAGTATTCCTTTTACTTTAAACGCAGGTAGCATCCCAAGGCCGTGATCATATGAGTAAACCAAGGAGAATCTTTGCCTTCCATCTACCTGGTCATACCTTAATATCTGCTTTGTTGTGCAGATAATATAAGATTTCCCCTTAACCGGCTTGTTTCCGGAGTAATATATCGCGCCCACCGGATTAAGCAATACCGCATAGTCGTCCTGCACAAAATCAATCACATTTTTGCTATCGAATATTTGGGCTATCGGCTGCAGGTATTCGTTTTCGGGAACTTCGGTAGTGATTGGCGCGACATATACAACAGCGTTAGGATCAATCAGGTATTTTCTTAATAGCAGCGTGAAAACCCAGTTTGTAAGCGATGTGAAACCAGGATAATTTTCATCGGCATATTCTCCAAGGGTTTCTCCTTCAGCAATTTTGGGAAACATACCCTCGTACCTTATAGACCAATCGCTGGATCTTCTAATTTTCTGAAGGGAGGAGAATATTTTACTGAAAACTGGTTTTGTTTTGGGTACGAAAATTTTTTTCCTGTAATCAAGCACTTCCTGCGGCTCATTTGGCCTGCGCTCATGCAATAATCTTATAGGCACTAGGCCATCAGCATGTACGCACATTGCATCAGCAATTTCCTTTGCCTTATCATAAAATACGTGAAAGGTTTTTTCTTTCACATAATTATCAATTTCCTCTTGCGTGAATTGAAGTTTAGGCATTTTATCAGGATTTACGTCTTTCTAATAAAAAATAGTGTTTTGATTGAAGCGGAAACGCATGTGATAGTCCAACCTTTGGGGCCTGGGCCTTTACAATCTGATTATATAGCTTCTTAACATTCTCGGTATTTATATTACCACCAACAGACAGTAAGTAATACTGCCGGTAAAGGGTTCCGTATTCGGGGATTTGATTCTGAAACAACTGCGGCCAATAAGATGGCTTCCAATCCGGATCATGAGGACTGAATTCATATTTTGCTGCGGCGATATTTATTCCCAGTTCGTCTGGCACACCTTCGGCAAAGGATTTTATTTTTGAAAGTCCGTGATTACTATGAATCCTTTTTGCGAGTTCAAACATGTCGGATACCTTTTCACTCCTTTCAAAATAAACAACCTCCGTTCTCCATTGATGGATAACACCCGTAATATGATATTTTTCTCTCATTTCCTCTACTTCTGCCCAAAAGAAATAATGACTACTTGGGTTGTCTGTGCTTCCTTCGGTTATACCCGTAAATTCAATTCCTTTTAAGGATTCAAATAATTCTGAAGGGTTTCTCTGTGGTAACCAAAGCATATCTGCATCGAGCAAAAGCGTTTTCTCAAACGGACTCAAGTCATAAGCGTGCAGTTTTGCGCCGCATCCTGGTTTTATAGAGCTGGGTATTTTTTTATCAAATATCGATAACTGTTGATCCGATAAATGAGACAAAGCGGATTCATCGTGCACAACAGCAATAGGAATATCTTCTACCGCTTTTATGGTCACAGCCAAATTGAAAGCGTAATGTCCATATGCCGGATGGCCTAAAGCAAATATGAGTATTCCTTTTTCTAACATGATCCTAAATATTCAATAGTTACATTTGGGCTGGCAGATATCAACACCGGGTCTCCGGGCGAATTTTCCAGCGCGCAAACAATTAAGGAATTTTGGTAAAAGATATATTGAGGCGTGCTATTATTACCCTCGCAGTCTTTGTAAACAGCTACTGTAAATGGCTGATCGCCTGTATTAGTAAGCCTGTATGATCCGCAAGAGACTACAGCTACCGAAGTATCAAATGTGGTTGCAACGTAATTGCTATTAGAATAAACATCGCACACTCGTCTGACCCTGAAATAATATTCGCTATCTGCGTCAAGGCCCGTAAGTGTCATCTCATCGTCTGTCACCGTCCCTGTTTGCACTGGACTTCCGATAGGACCTGAATTTTTATAGAGTTCCCAATAATAGGTTGATCCAGGTACGGGTTCGGTCCATTGCGCATGTGCGCCCGATGAGGAGATGCTATTAATTAACAGTCCAGTCGGCGCAAGACAGTCAGCCGGCAAAGACCCGTCGATATTGGCTATTACATCCGCCTCATCATAACTTCCGTTTGGACATGTCACTCGGTATCTGGCAATAACAAGGCTGTTTATAGAAGCCAGACCCGTTTTTGTATGAATAGATAAAATGCCGGTATTTGGATCAATGCTCGCAGAACTCAGATAATCGGAATTAAATGATACAAGACTGAATACCGCAGGATAACAGCAAATGCTATCATTATCGGCAGTATTGACCGAATAACTATGGTTTTCTTGAAGATCTCCATATATTCCAGTGGCTTGATCATCTTGCAGGTTCAATTGCGTAGCTTCCTGGCAGGACTGGCAATTTGAATTTGTTGCGTCAAAAGGCGTTACCTGGACCTTACAGGCGGCCTTTGCCGTAGGATAGTGCAAAGCCCCCTCCGGCCATTCGATTGTGTAATCTCCGTCCTGGGCCACATCTCCAAAATATCTTTCTCCCTCCCAGGATACAGAGTCATGAGCAAGAGCAATCTTTAGGCGCTGGTGCCATTTCTCCGGAAAGAAATCCGTTTCCAGTTCATATTGCTTTCGGATTACTACGGACATGGTTTTGACCTCTCCGTTTGCTTTCCGAAAGGTAGACCGCTCCTCCGGGAACTGTGCGGAATGAAGCTGCATTGGTAGCCTTACCCTGTTTTTAAACCCTTCCATTAGTAGCCTTTTTTCTTTTTCTTCTTCATGATTTTATTTTTAACTGATTCGTATTACACCCGTTGCCAGACCGCCAAAATCCAGCCTTATTTCTGTAGGTGGATAGGTGTCAAATGCTTGCCTGATCGTCATATTAACCAATTCGCCATTCGTGTCATATATCCACACTTTCACAGATGGAAGTACACCATACTTAGCAATAAGTGATGCCGTGTAAGGTATAACAAGTGTTGACTGATTGGTAAACTGTATAAACGTAGGATCGCAGTCGGCCGAAGATTCACCTCCTTCAACCGAGCCGGAATTACAGTAGTTAAATCCAAATGCATTATCGTCGTTCCCATATTCAATTACAGAAGTGTGGCAATCATTAGCGATCCGGTTAAAACAATTGCTGCATCCAGATAGTCCATCCACATCAATTTTTATCACAAAACAAAACCCTACAGGAAAATGACTTGTTGCACCTGGCAGGCCGTGAGACCAGTTATAAAGCACCTGAAAATCACTTATCCGGAAACGTTCTGGCTTTTCAGAAAAATGGAGTTCAACAGCAGACGCGCAATCCTTAGCCAGTCCTACAGAGACAAGGGAATTTGTCAAATCGCATAAATCGTCTGCTTCTTCCGTAGTATCCGCCTCTACTACGAACTGAAAGTTCACGTCGTCATCTTCATACACGGGTAAGCACTGGGTAATATCAGCATACTCGCAACTTGTTGTTACGTTCGATTCGGTAAACTGAACGAAGCTATTTGCTGGTGATATGATTCGAAGCGCCATTACTGTGCATATTTTTTTCTCAAAATAAAATCCGCCGTCCCTTTTCCTATTCTATATTTAATCTCTTTTATCCAGTACTTTACAAAATCTCCGTTTCCGCACTGTACAGAAATATATCCATACGGGTTATTTTTAATAGTCTTATA